TTGGGAGATACGGGAGAAGGGGCAATGAACACAGAAATCTATGAAATCAACATGCAGAAGGCGGTCGATAAAGAGCGCAGATTACGCTTTGAGTTAGATCGCCTTATTATTCAAACCCTCATAGAGGATAGCATGACGGTTACCCGCAACGGGGAAAGGGTGGACCTGAACGATGTGCATTTTACGCTGCCTGAACGTGCGGAACAAAGCAAATGACCCTGCGCCAATTCCTGTTCGATAATTTCGGCTGGGACATTTACGATTGGGCCGAAGGGGAGATTCGATTTTGACCGACGATGAATTGAGATACATGAAATACCGGATCAGGATATTGCCTACGCAGCTGGAGCTTGCGCGACGCAAAGTCCAAAGCCTTGAGCGCGAGGCCAAGCGTCTCAACCTGCATCACCTGCTGGAAGAAGATCAGCTTCGGTCGTGTCGTTAAGGCACTTTGGAACCCTGCTGGCAGGCCGGGGCGAAGATAGTCTGCCACATAAGGAAACACATGGTTCAGCTTAGAGACTACCAAGAATCAGCCGTTCAGGCTGTGCGTGACAGCTTTCGCGCTGGGCACAAGAAGACCCTGCTCGTTTCCCCTACTGGATCGGGCAAGACGGTTATCTTCAGCTACATTGCGGCAGGCATGGCGCGCAACAACAAGCGCATCCTAATCGTGGCGCACAGGCGTGAGCTGCTCAAGCAAATCAGCGGCGCACTGAAGAAGGTGGGTGTATCTCATGCCGTCCTGTCTGGCGGGACGCCGGGCATTCCCATTGCCAATGTGGTAGTGGCATCCGTGTTCACGCTGGTGCGGCGCATGAAGATGATGAAGCCGTTCGACCTTATCATTGGCGACGAGGCGCATCACTTCACCCCTGACAGCAGCTGGGGCAAGGCTGTTGCTGGCTTCCCGACTGCCCGCGTGCTGGGCGTTACGGCTACGCCTGAGCGCCTTGACGGCAAAGGTATGGGCCAGATGTTCGATGACATGGTGATGGGGCCTACAGTCGCTGAGCTGACCGCGCAGGGATTCCTGTCCCCCGCCATTGTATATGCGCCGAGCACGCCTGATCTGGGCTCTGTCGGCACGCGCATGGGGGACTTCGTTTCCAAGCAGCTCGAAGACGCGATGGACAAGCCGATTATCACCGGCAGCGCGGTCAAGCACTATGGTAAATACGCGCCGGGCAAGAAGGCAATCGCGTTCTGCGTCAGCATCAAGCACGCCAAGGATGTGGCAGAGGACTTCCGCAACGCTGGCTATGCAGCCAGCCACATCGATGGTGGTATGGACGACACTGAGCGGGATGGTATACTGAAAGCCTTCGAGGATGGCCGCGTTCAGATCCTGACCAGCTGTGATCTAGTGAGCGAGGGCTTCGATCTTCCGTCCGTTGAGGTCGCAATCCTGCTGCGCCCAACGAAATCCCTAAGTCTGTTCCTACAGCAATGCGGTCGAGCGATCAGACCGCACCCTGACAAGGAGCGCACGATTATTCTTGATCACGCAGGCAACACCGCCCGTCATGGATTCATTGACGATGAGAGAGAATGGAGCCTTGCCGATGGCTTTGTAACGGGACGCGGCAAGAATGCGGAGAAGGTCGTGTCTGTTCGGACATGCACAGCCTGCTTCGCTGTTCACAAGCCGACGCCTACATGCCCTATGTGCGGCCACGTTTATCCTGTCGCGGCTAGAAAAGTGAAGCATGTTGATGGCGATCTGGTGATGACCAGCCGGGACGATGATCCAGACATCAGCACACAAGAGGGATTGATGCAGAAGAGGCATCGAGTTCTCACCAGTGTCGCCCGGAAACGCGGCTACAATAACCCGACGCAGTGGGCATTCAATGTTATCTGCGGGCAAGAGGCGTCGCGACTTGCCAAGAAGGTCGGTATGCGCGATGCTCAAACAACCAACGGCCTGACGGCAGAAGAAAGGGCAGCGATATGGAAGATGACGATGGGGAAGACACAGGATTCCATTCGGTAGTAGTGCCACTGTCCCTGATCCATGCGCTGACATTTGAGATGCTGCATGTGATCGATCAGTGGCATGAAGACCGGAAGATCGAAGAGATCGACATCCATCGGTGCTTTGCTGCCATGATGGCCGCCACTGAGGCTGCGATGGAGCAGCTGGATGGCGATGAGAAACAGGAAACCCTGCAGTGAGATCTGAGGCTGCAATCCAGCAGGACATCCGTCTCGCTCTGGGCCAGAGGCAGGACATCATGATGTTCCGCATCAACGTGGGCAAGTTCCGACCGCTCGATGGTGGAGCCCGTGTCATCCAGTCTGCACCTGAGGGGACACCCGACCTGCTTGGGGTTATGTCGCCGGGCCGAGCGTTTGCTATCGAGGTCAAGACTGAGAAGGGAAAGCAGCGGCTTGCGCAGGCAGCATGGCAGAGTGCGTGGGAAAAGCGCGGCGGGATATACGTGTTGGCGCGATCTGTTGAAGATGTTTACAAGGCGCTTGACATAACTCCGTAGACAAGTGTATGCCACATGTAGGCCGACTAGATACGGCCATAAACCGGAGAAAATAAATGGCTATCATACAAGTACGTGACCAGAAGCACTGGCACGAGTTACGTTCCCAGCACATTGGTGGGAGCGATGTTGCTGCGTTGTTCGGGCTGTCGCCCTATTCGAGCCGCTGGCAGCTGTGGATGGAGAAGGCTGGCAAGCTGCCGCCGGAGGACATCTCTGGCAATAAGGCTGTGCAAGCTGGCACATTCCTTGAGAGCGGCATTGCAAACTGGGCGTCGCATCGTTGGTCAATGGATCTTGGGAAGGTCAGTGACTACTATACGGTCGATGACTGCCCCGGCATGGGTGCATCGTTCGATTACATCACGGCAGGCGGCGCACCTGTGGAGATCAAATGGTCTGCGCGTGGCTATGGCTGGCACTACAATGGTGAAGAGATCGATGAAGCGCCTGAGAACTATCTGCTTCAGGTGCAGCACCAGCTGGCCTGCACAACTGCCGACCACGCATGGTTGGTTGCACTGATCGATGACGAGCCGCGCCGCATGAAGGTTCCGCGCAATGACAACATCATTGATGCAATCAAGAACCAGATTACGCTGTTCTGGCAGTCGATTGCCGATGGCACGGAGCCGGAGCCTGACTATGCGACTGACGTGGGCTCTATCACGAAGCTCATGGGGACGTTACCTAAGAGCGATGTCGTGCTCGATGACGGAGACGCGCTGCTCTTCTTGGACTATAAGACTGCCAAGCAAGACGAGAAGAATGCTGCTGCCCGTGCCGATGAAGCCAAGGCCATGATTTTGATGAAGGCTCGTGCGAAGCTGGAGCTTATGAATACATCGCAGGACAAGGCTTCGGTCAAGTGCGGCGAACATAAGATGTCGATCAGTGTAGTTGCTGATAATCCCGGCAAGGAAATCACCGCTGACATGGTTGGCACCCTGACGGGCAAGCGTTCTGGTTACACTACAGTAAGGATTACCTGATGAAAGATATTGTTATGATGAGGGTCGATAGGGATCTGCTGGCAAGGCTGCGCGATGTCGCAGCCAAGCACCCCCTGAAACCTACGCTTCGAGCCGTTGTTGAGCGTGCCATTGAATTAATGATTGATGATTTAGAAGAGGAATTGAAAAATGCAAAGTAACGAGATGGTTCCCGTGAAGCCGATGGATCGGTTTAAGCAGGAGCTGGCCATGCGCGAAGGACATCTTCGCAGCCTTCTGCCGCAGGCCATGACGGTCGATAAGTTCCAAGGCATTGTGGTGGCAGCTGTCGCCGACAACATGGCCCTGCTGGACTGCGACCGTGGTTCGCTGCTGAAGGCGTGCCTGAGCGCCGCTGAGCTTGGCTTGTCGCTCAATAAGAGCATGGGTGAGGCTGACATCCTGAAGGTCTGGGATGGCCGCATGAAGAAGAATGTCGCCCAGTTCCGTCCGCGCTATAAGGGATTGATGAAGCTGGCGCTGCAGGGTGGTGAGGTTCTGAAGATCGAGAGCCGTCTGGTATATAGCAAAGACTTGTTCGAGGTCGAGGAAGGCATCGAGTCGCGCATCATCCACAAGCATGGCCTGTCGGATCGCGGCGAGAAGATCGGCGCGTACTGCGTATGGAAGCTGAAGAACGGTGAGACGCAGTTCGAGATCATGAGCAAGGAAGAGATCCTTGCTATCCGTGACCGCTCATCGTCCAAGACCAAGGACGGAACCATCGTCGGCCCTTGGGATACCGATGAGCCTGAGATGTGGCGCAAGACTGTGGTCCGCCGGGCCAGCAAGTACATGCCACTGTCCACCGAAGCGCAACGTGCTGTGATGACTGACAATCAGGCAGAAGGTATCATCGAGGCTGATGAATATAGCGGCGACGAAATGGACATCACCGACTTCGATGACGTTCCTGCAGCCGAAGCTCAGGTGCAGACGCTTGAGGAAAAGATTGTGGCTAAGGCTGCGCCTGCTCCCGCGCCGAAGACGAAGCTGCACATCGATGTGCTG